TAGGTCATTTATCGGAAGATCAAATTAAATTTGTCCACGAAGAAGTAAAGAAAAAAATTGGTAAACCAATGCGTTCTGCCTCAGGTGGTAAAGCTTATAAAGTATACGTTCGTGATCCTAAAACCAAGAAAATTAAAACTGTACGTTTTGGTTCAGGTGGTTTAAGAGCAAAAATCAATAACCCAAAGGCAAGACAAGCATTCGCTAAAAGACACGATTGTGCTAATAAAAAGGATAAAACTAAAGCTTCATACTGGAGCTGTCGTTTACCAAGATACGCTAAATTGTTAGGCCTTAAGTCTAACTTTAGCGGTTTTTGGTGATGGATATATTTAACGAAATACTTTGGCCTCAATTTAAGGAGTTAAATCATATTCGTAAACTTCCACTTACAGAACAAGTTAATCAATATAATCAATATTTATATGAGTTAAATGAAGCTCGTATGAGTTGGATTATTTATCAAAATAAAGGCCCAAAGCGATTAACTCTTCAAAATGTAGGCTTCCTACTCCAAGAAGATTTATTTAACTTACAACAAGAAGACGGAAACAATATTTTTATAACAGCATATGCCTAATTTACCAATATCAGGATTACCAGCATCTTCAACCCTTCAAGGGGATGAATTATTTGCTGATGTTCAAGGTGGTGTAACTAAATACACTACTTTAGATGATGTTACAAATTACGTAACTGGTTCAATTGAAACTTATAATCAAAACAATACTAATAATTCTTACTTAGTACCAGTTAATTTAACAGTAGAACCTACAGTAGATCAATGGCTCACAGGTTCAGCTTATGCTAATACATCTATGATTCGCATAGATTGGAGTGGAGCTACTGGTACTATGAATTTGTATTTACCTGATGCCACGGCGGCAGTAAACACATATCGTGCACTTAGGTTTATTACTGATAGTACTTTTTCAACCTCTACAAGAGCTGAATTAACCCCACTTGCAGGTCAAACTTTAGATGGTAGTGCTGGTTCTTATACTATAAATAAAGAATATGAGGGTATTATGGTATGGTCTGATGGAGCTGAATGGTATAGAATTCAAACAAAAGCTGGATAATGCAACCCTATACTGATATTAAAGTAAATAATAAGTACATCATTAGAGAATTTTCCCAAGACATTGACCCAATAGAGTTAATGTGGCACCGCGATGATGAAGATCGTACAATCGAAATTATAGGCGAAACAAATTGGCAAATCCAACTTGATAATCAATTGCCAACTTCCATAAATAACATTATATTTATACCACGACATGAATGGCATCGTGTTATTAAAGGAACTGGTAATTTAACATTAAAAATATATAAATAATGAGTTATCCCTCTACAGGAAATTATTACGGAACAACTCGATTTGTGTACTTTAACTTACACACTACAAGCTCCCAACGAAATGATGGAGCTGGTTCAGGCGGGGATAATAATGTTTTTGTAATATATGACAAAACAGCAAATACCATGCTTACAGGTAGTGGTGTAAGATTAGGAATGTTCCAATATACATGTTCAGTAGGCACTACTTATTATCCTACCTCTGGAGATGTAAATTTTTACCCTAGAGCTATTGCAGGAGACCCTGCTGGTAACGTCACAGAATCCGTTTGGATGCCTATATTTGGTGAAGCAGAAAATAGTTTACCATCTAATGGAGATTGGTTAGTTATTACTACAGGTAGTGGTACTTCTACTACAAATGTTAAAGAAATCCAATTCTATTGGACTGGATCTTCTACATTATGGGATAATGATGGTATAGCTGGGGTTGCTGATCTTAAAGTTTTAATGGCACAGAAAACTAATATCCCCCTTAATGCCGGTTGTTGGAGTTATAGTTCAGCCGCTCAAGCTGTTAGAGATGCTGTTACTGGCTCAGGAGCTATTATCTTAAGATGGACAAATCTTACTGATAATGTCTTTGGTGGAGAATGGACTTTCCCTAGATATAACCAACCAGATGCTACAACAGGGGGACAGTATAGTATCCCAGGCGGAAGTACATTTGGAAAAGCTGGAATATACCAGTGTTATGTATCTACAGTATTCCCAGCAGGAGGAGGTGCCTAACAACATTTAGACTGATTCATAGCCAGTCGCTTAAAACAATTTTTTGAGAGCTGTGGCCTCACTCGTTGAGAGCCGCAGCTCTTTTTTGTATATTTAATAGTTAAATAATAAAGGAAAAATGGAAAAAATCGTAATTGTAGGAGCTGGAGTTGCAGGCGTAAATGCAGCTACAAAGCTAGTAGACAACGGTTACCCAGGCGAACTTATCACTATTATTGATATGGGCAAAAGCCCATATAAGCGTAAACCTTCTGAAGTAATGGAAGGTTTTCTTGGTGCTGGAGGTTGGTCTGATGGCAAACTAACATATCATACAGCTATTGGTGGTCAATTATCAAAATATTGTGGCGAAGACAAAGCAATGGAATTGATGGACCAAGTAATTACTAACTTCAAACGATTCCATCCTAAACCAGAGGAAGTACAATGTTCAAATCCTGAAGCAGAACCCGATTTTATCAAACCATATTTCGGTTTGCGATTGTTTCCTGTATGGCACGTTGGTACAGATTATCTACACGAGATTGGTAAAAATTGGTACGATTATTTGGTGTCAAAAGGGGTTCAATTTGAATGGGAAGCTAAAGTAACAGCAATTGATTTCGAAAATAATACAGGTAAAGTAACAGTCCCACAATCAGACCTAACACATACATTTGAATATGACCGCCTAATATTTGCAGTTGGTAAATCAGGTATTGACTTTGGTAAGCAATTAGCTGACGACTATAATTTCCCTACTGAACCAAAACCAGTACAAATTGGTGTTCGATTTGAAGCACCACAAAAACACTTCCAGAAACTAATCGATATCAGTTACGACTTTAAGTTGTATCGTAAATTCGATAATGGTGTTTCACTCCGTTCATTCTGCACCAATAATAATGCAGCATACGTTGCTGTAGAAGAAACTTACGGAGATCACAGTTATAATGGTCACGCTAAAAAAGATATGCGATTCCGTAACGATATGACCAACTTTGGTATCTTAATGGAAATCCCAGGCATTGAAGAACCATTTAAATGGTCACGTGACTTGGTTAAAAAAGTTCAAAAAGATGCTACTGGTTTATTTTATAGCCCTTCACGTCGCCCTTCATTAACTTCTGAAGGTGGGACTGTAAGTGCAGTTGCTATCAACGCTCAACAAATGGATAAAGTAAGAGAAGCATTCCAAGGTTATTATCAATATATTGATGATTTTATTGAGGATATGAAAAAAGTATTCCCAACACTTGCACATGACTGGGGTGTTTATATTCCTGAAGTTAAATACTTAGCACCGGAACCACTTGTAGACTATAAAAACCTAGCACTAGCCCAATTTGACAATGTTCACTTTGTAGGCGATGCTCTATCAGCTCGTGGTATTACAGTTTCAGGTGCTCAAGGTACATATGTTGCTGAAGATATTTTAGAACGATTTTGCACTGTAGAAAATGGTTCGTACATTTGCGAATGGGATAATATACACGGAGACGTGATAAATTGGTAATTATGGCAAAACAAACTATATACGAAACAAAACAAATGAAAAATGGTGGGGCATATCATCATTTTTTTAAAGAATCAGGATCTGCAAATTGGAAATATCACAATTGGGATGGCCCTGCAGTAGAACCTATTGAAGACGAAGATTCAAAATATAAAAAAGAGTACTATCTTTATGGAATTAGAATGACTCAAGAAGAATGGAATGAAGCTCGTAAAGATAGAGAAGGGCTTCCTTGGTATAAAAATCCATCAATGCGTGGAACAACACGATTCTAATATGAGAGAACACACTTTAGAAGCTCAACCTTATCAAGGTGAGCACCATGAAAAAGCATGGGGACACGAACTATGGATTATTAATAATGAATTGTATTGTGGCAAACTTCTAGTATTTAAAGAAGGTAAACAATTCTCAATGCACTATCATATATTAAAAGATGAAGCTTGGTATGTTTCTAAAGGTGAATTTACATATAAGTGGATTGATACTGAAACAGCAACTGAACATCACACACATATTAAAGAAGGGGACTGTATCCATTTAATCCCAGGACAACCTCACCAATTATTGGCTCTTACAGAAGGAGCTACTATATTTGAGGTGTCAACACAACATTTTGATTACGATAGTTATAGAGTTAAACCAGGAGATTCACAAGCATGAAAATAGGATTATGTGGCACAATGTCAGTAGGTAAAACTACACTTGTTAACGCTCTTAAAGACCTCCCTGAATTTAAAGATTATATGTTTAGAACTGAACGCTCTAAATATTTAATGTCTCAAGGTATTCCATTGAATACTGATTCAACCTTAAAAGGACAAACAGTATTTTTAGCTGAACGTGCTAGTGAGCTTATCCAAGAAAACATTATTACAGATCGTACTGTAATTGATGTTATGGCTTTTGCTCAAGCTTCTAAATCAATGGATTATATTGATAAAGAAGCATTTACTGAATATGCTACACGTTTTATTAGCGAATATGATTATATTTTTTATATTTCTCCTGAAGGGGTAGAAATGGAAGACAACGGTGTTCGTGAAACTGATCAAGATTACCGCCAACTGATCGATTTTACTATTAGAATGATTATTGATAAAAATAAACATCGTATTAAAAAGTATGGTATTCTTGAAGGACCTACAGAACAACGCATAGAACAATTGATATTTCAATTAGGGATATAATATTTATAACAAAACCTATTATTTTTCTAAAATGAAAAAATCTGAATTATACGATTCTATTCGTGAAATGATCGTTCAAGAACTTACCTCATACTCAGGACCAGAGGCTGTAACTTCTATGCAACAAGATCCAAATTTCCAAAAATCTAAAGATAAAGAGTCTCTTATTAAAACTTTAAAATCAGGAGGCACTGTAAATTTAGAAGAAGAACAACTCGATGAAATGGCTAAAATCGCTGGTGATTTAAAAGCTGCTATCGAAAAAGTAATCGAAAAAAATAAAGACGCTGAAAAGAAAGACGTTCGTAAAGCAATTAAAGCTGACGACGAAGTAGTAGCTGCTTTAGGTGACGAAGATTTATTTGATAATCAATTAAATAAATTTATCGATTTAGTAAGAGGTGAAAGAGAAGTAGGCCAACGTGGTCGTAAAGCCGATCCTGATAAACCACAAAAAGAAAAAGGTACACGTGGTCGTCCAAAATCAGCAACCCCAACCTCTCCAAAAGAAAAAGTAGCTAAGTTTGTAACTTCTAAATTAAACAAATCTTACACTACAGACGACGAAGAAGGACCATCAGATAAAGAACTTAAACAACTTGCTCGTTCAGGTGGTAAATTCGATAAATCAAAATTAAGCCAACTCCGTCAACAAGAAAAAACCAAAATGATTAGAGCATTCTTGAAAGACATGCAATCTAAAGGTGTTGTTGACTCAGCAAACCGCGTATTAGATAAAGACGCTTACGCTAAAGAATGGGCAGACGCTAAAGTAGATATTGAAGCAAAGGTAGCTGCTATAAACTAAAATGAAAAAATATTTTAAAAATATCCAATCACTGTTAATTGCAGTATTGGTAGTTGTGATTTTCCTAATGAGACAATGCTCAGGAGGCTCAATTGAACCTACTGAACGTGTTATTAGGGATACTATCATTGAATATGTAACAATTGAAAAAGAATACCCAGTTTACGTACCTAAAGTTAAATACGTAACTAAAGTAGACATTGATACATTTTCTACACCAATCGATACATCAGCTATCTTAGCAGACTATTATGCTATTAGAACATATGAGGATACACAAGTATTAGACAGTCTAGACTTAACAATTACTGATACAGTATCCCAAAACCAAATCTTAGGTAGAAAAATTGCTTACAATTTTACCTATCCTAGAAAGACAATTATCGAAAAACACTATATTAACCAAAGAGAACTATACTTCGGTTTAGGTTTGGCAGGTAATAAAGATCAAATTCAATACTTAGGTGGTGAAATGTTATATAAAAACAAGAAAAAGCAAGCACTCGGCTTGGGAATAGGAGTTGACCAGACTTTGGCACCAGTTATTTCGGGCCGTATGTACTGGAAACTCGGAAAATGAGCGAACCTAATTTAAGACATATAATTCAACAAGAGTACATAAAATGTGCCCAAGATCCGGTGCATTTTATGAACAAATATTGTTATATTCAACACCCACAACGAGGTCGTATTTTATTTAATCTTTATCCATTCCAAGGTAAAGTACTTCATTTATGGAGAGACAATCCATATTCTGTAGTACTTAAATCCCGTCAGTTAGGTATCTCAACTTTAGCTGCAGGTTATTCTTTATGGTTAATGCTATTCCATAAAGATAAAAACGTACTCTGTATTGCGACAAAGCAAGAAACAGCTAAAAACATGGTAACTAAAGTACGTTTCATGTATGATAATCTACCCAGTTGGCTTAAAATAGACACTATAGAAAATAACAGATTATCACTTCGATTAAGTAATGGATCTCAAATTAAAGCAGTAGCAGCAAGTAGTGATGCAGGTCGTTCAGAAGCAGTTTCTCTTCTACTAATTGACGAGGCAGCGTTTATTGAACAGATTGGTGAAATTTGGGCTTCAGCTCAACAAACCCTAGCAACTGGTGGTGGTGCTATTGTATTATCTACTCCTTATGGTACAGGTAACTGGTTTCATCAAACATGGATGAGAGCAGAATCAGCTGAAAATGATTTTTTACCAATTAAATTACCTTGGTATGTTCACCCTGAAAGAAATGAGGAATGGAGAAAACGACAAGATGAATTATTAGGTGATCCTAGATTAGCAGCACAAGAATGTGACTGTGACTTTAGTACTTCTGGAGATACTGTATTTTACTCTGAGTGGATTGAATTTATAGAAACTACCACTGTAAAAGAACCTATGGAACGTAGAGGTGCTGATAAAAATCTTTGGGTATGGGAACCAGCTGATTATAGTAGAGACTATATGGTGGTAGCTGACGTTGCTCGAGGTGATGGTAAAGACTTTTCAGCTGCTCATGTAATTGACATTGCAACTAATACACAAGTTGCTGAATATAAAGGTCAATTACCACCTAAAGAATTTGGTTTATTTTTAATTGGTTTAGCTTCTGAGTATAATCAAGCATTATTAGTAGTAGAAAACGCCTCAGTAGGGTGGGCTACTATAGAATTAATTATGGAAAATGGATATCGCAACTTTTATTCATCTCCTAAAAGTGACCAAGTTACAGCTGAATCATATTTTAGTAGATATGAATTTGGAAGTAATACAACTCCTGGATTTACTATGTCACTCCGTACAAGACCCCTTGTCATTAATAAAATGAGAGAGTATATTGGTGATAGAAGTGTAAATATTCAATCTAAAAGATTGTTAGAGGAAATGAAAGTATTTGTTTGGAGAAACGGAAGACCAGAAGCCCAACCAGGCTATAATGATGACTTGGTTATGTCATTTGGGATTGGTATGTTTCTACGAGATACATCACTTAAATTTCAACAACAAGGATTAGATATGACTAGAGCTGCTTTAAATAATATAAGTAAACCTAATTCCCCTAGTGGTGTATATAGTCGAATTGGAGCAGCTAATCCATACATGCAAGAAATTAAGGGTCAACAAGAAGACATTACATGGCTTTTGTAATATTTATAAGATATAATTAGATAAAAAATGGCTGATACTAGCATATTCTCAAGATTAAGAAGATTATTCTCTACAGACGTAGTAATTCGTAATGTAGGAGGAAACCAGCTCAAGGTAATTGATACAGATAGAATCCAAACTACAGGAGAATATGCTACCAATTCTTTAATTGATAGATTTGGTAAATTATACATTAACCCTTCTGCAACTTCTTTAGCAGCAGCACAGTTTAATATGAACTGGCAATACCTTAGAACAATGATCTATTCAGATTATGATTCTATGGATGCTGATGCTATTATTGCTTCTGCACTTGACATTGTAGCTGATGAGTGTACTTTAAAAAATGATTTAGGAGAAGTACTTCAAATTAGAAGTAGTGATGAAAGTATCCAAAAGATTCTTTATAATCTATTTTACGATGTACTAAATATTGAATTTAATTTATGGTCGTGGACTCGCCAAATGTGTAAATATGGTGACTTTTTCTTAAAACTAGAAATAGCTGAAAAGTTTGGGGTATACAATGTAATCCCTTATTCAGCTTACCATATCCAAAGACGTGAAAATTTTGACCCTAAAAACCCTTCAAAAGTTCAATTCTTATATAACGCAGATGGTTATTACTCTAACCCTTCTGGTTATTATGCTACTCCAAACTCAAAACCTTTAGCTAATGAAATAGTATTTGATAACTATGAAATGGCTCACTTCCGCCTTTTATCTGATACTAATTATCTTCCATATGGTCGTTCATATATTGAACCAGCTCGTCGCCTTTACAAACAATATGTGTTAATGGAAGACGCAATGTTAATTCACAGAATTGTTCGTGCCCCAGAAAAAAGAGTTTTCTATGTAAATGTTGGTAATATTCCACCTCAAGAAGTAGAACAATTTATGCAGAAAACTATGACGCAAATGAAACGCGCTCCTTATATAGATGAACAAACTGGTGAATACAACCTCAAGTATAATATGATGAACATGCTTGAAGATTTCTACATCCCAGTTAGAGGTAATGACCAAGCAACCAAAATTGATACTACTCCTGGATTACAATATGATGGAATTCAAGACGTTGAATACTTAAGAGAAAAATTATTTGCAGCTCTTAAGGTGCCTAAAGCCTTTATGGGTTACGATGAAAATTTACAAGGTAAAGCTACATTAGCAGCTGAAGATATTCGTTTCGGTCGTACAATTGACCGTATTCAACGTATTTTACTTTCAGAACTTTATAAAATTGCTTTAGTTCACTTATATGTTCAAGGATTTGAAGGTGAACAAATGACTAATTTTGAGCTTAAATTAACTACTCCTTCTATCATTTACGATCAGGAAAAGATCGCATTAATGAAAGAAAAAGTAGATTTAGCTGCTCAAATTATGGAAAATAAGTTGCTTCCTACTGATTGGATTTATGATAATATTTTCCATTTTAGTGAAAATGAATATGAAGAATATAGAGATCTTCTTGTTCAAGATCAAAAACGTAGATTCCGTATGACCCAAATTGAAACTGAAGGTAATGACCCAATCACTACAGGACGTTCATATGGTACCCCACATGATTTAGCTTCATTATATGGTAAAGGCAGAATGGAAACCGACCCAGGTAATGTACCTGATGGTTATAATGAAAAAGCTCCTTTAGGTCGCCCACAAGAAAAAGCATCAAATATTAATACTCAAGATAATGCTTTTGGTCGTGATCGTTTAGGTAAAAAAGATATGAGAACTGACGATCAACCCGGATTAAAAGAAGATGCGTCTTCTAATTACAATAAAAATAAGTCTTTGTTAGAAAGTTTAGGTGAAAAATTTAATACTCATCCACTACTAGACGAATCTAACATTAGGGAACAGTAATCTTGATATATTTATAACAAAACCTACTGGGAATGAATATCAAACATTCAAAATATAAAAATACGGGCATTATCTTTGAACTTTTAGTTCGTAGAGTAACTTCAGATACTCTAAGTGGTGATGCATCTCCCGCATTAAATATTATTAAAAAGTTTTTTGTTAAAAGCGAATTAAGTAAAGAATATAAATTATACGAAACTCTTACTAAAAAAACTTCTTTATCTGAACAACATTCTAATTTTTTAATTACTAGTTTATTAGATGCTTCTAAAAGATTAAATAAAAGTATTTTAAGAAGAGAAAAATATAACTTAATTAATGAAATTAAAAAACATTATAATTTAGAAGAATTTTTTAAAACTAAATTACCACATTATAAAACATTCGCTGCTTTTTATACTTTAACAGAATTAGAAACCAATCTTAATATTATCAACCCTGATCAAATTGTATCTAATAAAGTAACTTTACTAGAACATTTAACATCTAAACCAGTTGATAAAAAAGATGTTGAAAATTCATTACTTAAAGAATTTGAATCTTATGATAAAGATGTAAGAATGCTTACTTATAAAATTTTACTTGAAAAATTTAATGGCAAGTATTCTAATTTATATGATTCTCAAAAAGAAATTTTAAGACAATATATCAACTCAGTAGATTCTACTCCTGTATTAAAAGAATTTTATAATTCTAAAGTAGGAGAAGTTAAAATTGCTTTAACTGAGTTAAATAAACAGGTTACTGACAGAGCTGTCCAAATCAAAATTAACGAAGTTACTAGCTTAATTACTGAGCTAGGTAAAACTGATAAAGTATCAAGTGAAGATATTGTTAATATTCTTCAATATTTTGAACTTTATGAAGAATTGAAAGCAGCCAATGAAGCCGGTAAATGAATTTAAAGTAGGAGACGTAACAGTTAAAGGTGGTATTAAAACCACAGTAACTGATGTTGACCCACAAACTGGAGCAGTAGAATGGGATATTGAATACGCTGCTGATTATCTTAAATTATACCAACAAGTTCAACAGTTATTTAAAACTGTAGATAAAGCAGCTAGACACTCTAATGCTGAGCCTTTTATTAAAGATTGGGGGCAAGATGTCCGCAATTTAAGAAATTCACTTAGAACTTACTTACGTAATAATAAATCTGAAGAGTATAATCGTGTTAAAAACGTACACGAAATGTCCTTATCAGGAGAAGCTGGTGGGTATTTATCCAAAAATGCTTTTGAAAAAGATCAAGAATTAAAAGAATCTAACCCAGGTTCTACTTTAGGCCCAGGTCCAAAAGCAAATGAAGATGGTGTTAAAGATAATGCTTATGTTAAACAATTTAAATATAAACTTGTTAATAAAAAAGCGTTAAATAAACAAGCCAAAGGTATTGAAGTTAAACATTTATGGGGTAAGTAAATATGTATAAGTATCGATATAAATTAAAAGTAAACGAAGCCGACCCAGGTCGCGCTCAATTCCAAGAAAGACGTATGCAAGCTTTTAAGGAAATTGAAGCTCGTATAAATAATTTATATCCTTTGTTAGATAATGCCGCTGATGAAACAGCAAATTACTACAAAGAAAACCCTCAGTCGTATGCTGTTGTATACGGAACTGATTTAATTTTAGACTTAATAAAAGATATTGAAACAATATTAAAAGGAGACGAATGAAAACTTTACAAGAACAATATAACTTAATCCAAGAAGGAAAAGGGCACGTAGATGTGTTCATGAAATCTGCTCGTAGATTATTCCCTGAATATGTTACTAATTTTGCTACATATAATGAAGCTAGTACTATTCTTAAACAAAAAGGTATCCTTAGTGAGGGAATTGGTGGTATTGTTACCTCTAAATCAGCTAATCCTTTTATTAATTGGTCTCAATTCTTAAACGAAGAAGCTAAAGCAGAAGAAAAAAATCCTACTAAAGAAGTTACTGATATGGAAACTCGTGACTTCGATTATAAGGATAAGAAAAACATTGATAACGTATATGGTCAAGAGTTTTTAGAAGGCTACTATGCTGAAATGAAAGACCCTAAAAACGAAAAGAAAACTGTAGACGAATTAAAAGCTATCGTAGCTAAAAACTTAGCTAAAGATGCTACATATTATACTACTAACCAAGCCTTTGGAATTAAAGGCATTGGTTATACTCAAGATCACCCTGGTTTAGGCTCTACCAAAGAAGTAAAGGGCAAATATGCATCATCAGGTATGGAACCTGTGAAAATCAAAGAAGACATGATTAAATTAACAGACTTACTTAACGAAGGTATTGGCGGTTATGTTGATATTCGCCCTGCTGGAATGGCTCCTAATGTTCAATTAAATGAAAAAGAAGACCAAGAAGAAAAGTACGTAGGCGACGATGAAAAGTACGAATACGAAAAAGGTAAAAAAGCCGGCGAAAAAGAAGAAAAAGAAAAAATCAAAAAAGAAGGTTTAGAGCATCGTCTTAAAGAAATCGAAAGTGCTGGTAATGTAGCTGCTTTAGAAGCTAAAATAAATGCTATCGACGAAGAAATCGTTGCCCGTGAAGGTAAATTATCTATGGTCCAAGAAAACGATGCCATTGCTGAATTTATCAACCCAGCTCGTATTAAAGAAATTCAACGTGAAATTAAAGCTTTAGAAGGTGCTAAAACTAAATACGGTAAAATGTATGAAAAAATGTGCGGTAAAGCTTATGTTAAAAAAGAAGTTGTAGACGAAACTGACGAGTCAGCATATTAAAATGAAACAAGTACTTATTGAAACTCAACTCTTTAAAGCTAACCCTGTATCTTTAACAGAGGGTAAGCTTTCTGAGCGTGGTAATCCTATAGTAGAAGGTATTTTAGCAACTGCCGAAGTTAAAAACGGTAACGGTCGCTATTATGCTAAAGATTTATGGGAAAGAGAAATCGATAAGTACATGGAATCGGTTAAACAAAAAAGAGCATTAGGCGAATTAGACCACCCAGAATCATCTATTATTAACCTTAAAAATGTATCTCATAACATCACTGATATGTGGTGGGATGGAGATCATGTATGTGGTAAAATTGAAATCTTACCTACACCAAGTGGTAATATTTTAAAAGCACTTATTGACAATGGTATTCAAGTAGGTGTTTCATCACGTGGTATGGGTTCATTAAAGCAAATGGGTGAAGTATTAGAAGTTCAAGACGACTTCGAATTATTATGTTGGGACTTTGTTTCAACACCATCCAACCCAGGTTCATATATGCACGTAATTAAGGAAGGTAAAGAGCACTTAGTTAATTCCTATTTTAAAGTAAATTCAATTGTTACTGAAATTTTATGTTCAAACGGCAGTTGTCCAATTATTTAAACTATGAAATTTGATTTAATTAAATACTTATCTAATAATCCTCTTCTTCAAGAAGCTGAAGCAGAAGATTTAGCTACTTCTTTTAAAAAAGATGTTCCTTCATTTAGAGATGATTTAGCTAAATATATGGCGGACCCAAAAGTTAAAGCTATTCTTAAAGGTGGATTAGCAGATGGAGACCCAGATGATGATAAATTACCATACAGTACTACTACGGTTGCCGTTAAAAAACTTATCCCCACCCAAAAAGAAATTGGATTTGATCAAAGTATCCAAAATTTATTAGACGATAAGTATGGTAGTTTAGATAGCATTTTAGCTGGAAATGCTAATGTAGGAGGTCCTATTGTAATTTACGCTGGTAAATATGTTATTGATGGTCACCATAGATGGAGTCAAGTATATGCAGGAAACCCTAAAGCTAATATGCAAGCTTTAGATATTAAGCCTAAACAAGGTTTCCAACCTCAAGATGTATTAAAAGCTGTTCATGGAGCTGTAGCTGCTGAATTAGATAAAGTTCCTGCTTCTAACCCTAAAGGAATTAACATTATGACTGGTGTTAACTATGAAGGAGTATTAGGTAAAGTTCAAAAATATTTAACAGAACCTGCAGCAGCTGTATGGGCTAAATATGGATTTGACTCCCCAGAAAAAGTTGCAAAACAACTATATCAAAATTTAGAGCAAATAGTTAAAAATGGTCACATAGCAATGGCACCAGGTCGTATTGATATGCCTCAAACCGATGGCGAGGGTAGTAAGTCTCAAGACAAAATGAATGCTTTAGCTAAAGGTCAAATTAACATTACAGAACCATTTTAAACAATATTTAAGAAGCCTGCTACCTTAGGCAAGGTCCCCGAAAGGGGGCCTTTTTTATTTTTATAAAATCTATACATATGTATAGACATAATATACTATTTACATATAGTATTAATTTTAAATTTATCTATATTACGATTCTTAAATAATCGTAACCCCCAAACAAAAATTTTGAGGAAAATGACAAACAGAGAAATGCTTGCTGAAGCAATCGCTGATGCAAAAGCTGTTAAAGAAACTGCTATTGCAAATGCAAAGGCTGCTTTAGAAGAAGCTTTTACTCCTTACCTTAAAGAAAAATTTTCTGCTAAATTGCAAGAAATGGACGAAGAAGAGGAAGTAAAAGAAATGAAGCACAGCAAAGATGAAGTTAAAGAAGAAACTTCTGAGCCTCATGGTAATATTGGAGAGAAAACTCCTGAAGGTGAGCCTTTAGGTTTTCTTGAAGAAGAAGACATGGACGAAGAAATGGATTTAGACGAAATCTTAGCTGAACTCGATGGAATGGATGAGGCCGAAGAAGAGGAAGAAGTTGAAGTTGACGCTGAAGAAGAAGGCGAAGGCGAAGAAATGGAAGACGAAGATATCGACCTTGAAGAGATGTCAGAAGACGATCTCAAATCATTCATCGAAGACGTAATCCGCGATATGGTTGGTTCTGGTGAGTTAGAAGCTGGTGAAGAATTCGAAATGGAAGACGACATGGAAATGGACGGCGAAATGGAAGATGAAGAATCAGTTGAAGACGAAGTAGAAGTAGACGAAATCATGGAAGGAGAAGAAGAGATTGAAGAAGGTTTAGGTGACAAGTTAAACAAAGTAATCCAAAGAATGAAAGACAACGCCGCTGCTGGCCGTCCTTTAATCGACGATGAAATGTTTAAGTTTGTAGATAAGGCCGATTTATTACCTCCTGGATTAGTATCTAAAGGTATGGAAAAATCAGGCGCTGGTAGAACTTCATCAATTGGTGAAACAGAAGAAAGGGACGAAATGAAGAAAGAAATCGACGAACTAAAAGCCGATCTTCAAGAAGTTAACCTTCTTAACGCTAAACTTCTTTATGTAAATAAGATTTTTGGGTCTAAGAACTTATCTGAGTCTCAAAAAGTAAAAGTATTGGAAGCTTTTGATAAAGCTAAATCAACAACTGAAGCAAAACTTGTATTTGAAACTATCAATGAAAACACAAGCTCTACAACTCGTGTAAACGAATCAGTAAGAGGAATGGCTTCTAAAGTTATTGGTACTACAGCTCCAACAAAACAACCAATTCTCGAAGTAAACGAGCAATTTGCAAGATGGCAAGTTCTCGCTGGTATTAAAAAATAAAAATTAATTTAAAACAACTCTAAAACACTATGTCACAAGTACAACAACTTTTAGAATCTGCTGCTGACGGATGGAAGAACATGCAGTCAGATGCTGCTAGATTGGCTTCAAAGTGGGAGAAGACAGGTTTATTAGAAGGTCTTAACGAAGGCTCTAAGAACAACATGTCTATCATCCTCGAGAACCAAGCTAAGCAATTAGTGGTTGAGCAATCACAAACTGGTCAAGGTGGTTCCTTTACTGTAGGAACTGGCGAGCAGTGGGCTGGTATCGCTTTACCATTAGTACGTAAGGTATTCGGTCAAATCGCTGCTAAAGAATTCGTTTCTGTACAGCCAATGAACTTACCTTCAGGCCTCGTATTCTATTTAGATTTCCAGTATGGTAACACTAAGAACCCATTTAGCGCTGGCCAATCTATGTATGGTACTACAGGTTCAACTTACCCATTCTCTACTCCAGCTGCTGAAGGTGGTTTATATGGTGCTGGTAGATTTACTTTCTCTACTAACCAAACCTCTTCAACTGTATCAGCTACTGTAGCTTCAGCTTCTTTAGCTGACGTTAGATATGATTCATCTCTTTCAGCTTCTGTAGCTGCAGGTGAAGTTAAGAAATTTACTGTAGCCGCTTCTGGTTTACCTACATTTGATCCAGATGCAGTTCGTGGTTTCTTATTAATCTCAGGTGGTGCCGCTACTGTAGCTACAGCTTTACCAGCTTTCACTACATACAATGGTACTAACATTAGCTTCTTTGTTACTGCTTCTACAGCTTTAACTAACGGTACAGCTACTTCAGCTAACTCAGTTGTATACTACAACAAGATTACTGCTGATAACAACCGTGGTGATTTCGAATCTTCAAGCTCATTTGCATATCCAAACACATTAAGCACTGGTAACATCGTTATCCCAGAAATTAATATCGGTATGCGTTCACAAGCCATCACTGCTAAGACTAAAAAGTTAAAGGCTGTATGGACTCCTGAATTCGCTCAAGACCTTAATGCTTATCAAGCTCTTGATGCCGAAGCTGAAGTAACTAACATCATGAGCGAGTACATTTCTTTAGAAATCGACCTCGAAATCCTTGATATGTTAATTGAAGATGCTGCTGCTGGTACTGAGTACTGGTCAGTTATCTCTAACAGAACTATCACTGGTACTGAAACTGCTGTTTCTCAATTCGGTGATGCTGGATACTACAACACACAAGGCCAGTGGTTCCAGACTTTAGGTACTAAAATCAATAAGTTAAGCAACAAGATCCACCAGTTAACTCTTCGTGGTGGTGCTAACTTTATGGTAGTATCTCCAACTGTTGCTACTATCATCGAATCTATCCCAGGCTTCGCTGCTGATAACTCAGACGCTGAAAAAATGGAATATGCATTTGGTGTACAGAAATCTGGTAATTTAAACAGCCGTTATAAGGTTTACAAGAACCCTTATATGACTGAAAACACTATCTTATTAGGTTTCCGTGGTACTCAATTCTTAGAGGCTGGTGCTGTATTTGCCCCATACATTCCTTTAATCATGACTCCTCTTGTGTACGATCCTGAGACATTTACTCCACGTAAAGGCCTCTTAACTCGCTACGCTAAGAAGATGTTACGTCCTGAATTCTACGGTAAGATCTACGTTAACGGTTTAACTAGCCTTTAATAGTAGTTTAATCTAGAATTAAAATAGGGAGCCCCGCGAAAGCGGGGCTCTTTTTTTATATGTATAATTAACAACAAACGTTCTTAATTTATGACATCAAACCATCACAACGATGAGGTTTTCGTCGAGAAACGAAGACCCAAAGGTCCTATTAAATTTAAAATCCAATTAAATGAAGAACAAAAAGAAGCAAAAGCAAAAATATTAAACAATACAGTTACATTATTAGCTGGTTCAGCTGGTTCAGGTAAGACATTATTAGCATGTCAAATCGCATTAGAAAAATTATTTACGAAAGAATGCGATAAAATTATTATTACACGTCCTACGGTGAGTAAGGAAGAAATCGGGTTCCTCCCCGGTGATCTCCGCGAAAAAATGGACCCATGGGTCCAGCCTATATACCAAAATATGTACACTCTGTACGATAAAACAAAAATTGAAAAACTTATATCAGATGGACAGATCGAAATTGTTCCAGTATCTTTTATGCGTGGTAGAACTTTTCTCGATAGTGTGGTTATTGTGGACGAAGCTCAAAACGTAACCCACGAACAAATGGAAATGATTGTTACTAGAATTGGTTTACGTAGTAAAATGATTATATGTGGAGACGATCACCAAGTAGACTTAAAGCGTAAAGCTGATTCTGGATTTAGATTTTTATACTCAGCTGCACGTAAAGTAAAAAATATGTGTGCTATATCACTTAAAACTAATCATAGAGATTCTATTGTAGAAGATTTAATTAATTTATACGAGGAAGCAGCCGAGCAAGGTATAGTATTAGGCACATCAGGTTCTAGTGGAAAAAATAAATAAATATATTTCTTTTAATATTTATAACAAAAAGCAATGGCAAACATCCCAATATATAATGGTGAACAAACTTGGGCTTCAGGTATAACTCCTTTTGGGTTTTACGATTCTGATTCTGAATTCCAAGCAGATGCTTTAAAAGTAACTAAATTTTGTGCTATTCGTTTAGGATATCCTATTGAAAACGTAGAACTACAGTCTGGCTCTTTCTTTACAGCGTTTGAAGAAGCTGTAACTGTATATGGCAATGAATTATATGCATATAAACAAAGAGAGGATTATTTATCTATTGAAGGAGCTGGAAAATCTTATGGAGGAACTGATACAGATTTATCATCTTCATTAATTACCCCTAACATGGGTAATGTTATTCGCTTATCAGAACAATATGGTGAAGAAGCTGGAGTAGGAGGAAATACTAATTGGTATAGTGGATCTGTTGTTTTAACAGCTGGTGTTCAAGATTATGATTTAAATGAATGGGCTATAAACTCAGGTAGCCTTTCAGGAAGTGAACTTGAAGTAAAACGTGTTTATTTTAATGGTATTCCTGCTTCTGCTAATTATTATTATGGTGCTCCTGGATTTGGTTTAGGAGTAGGATTTGGTGGATTTTTAGGAGCATATGGTTTTACTGCTTACAACACAGCGTACTCTACTTTAGTAATGCCTGTAGCTTATGATATAGCAGCTATTCAAGAATTAGAAATGTCTAACACAGTTAGAATGTCTAGCTATAGCTTTGAATTAATAAATAATAGACTTAGAATTTTCCCAATCCCAGGATCTGAGGATAATGGTGCTAATCTTTGGTTTCAATATTTAAATAAGACTGAAAGATTAAATAATTCATTCACTACAGGAAGTAATATTATTACTAATATCTCTCAGGTGCCTTACAGAAATATTTCTTATTCTCAAGTTAACTCTGTAGGTAGAATGTGGATTTTTGAATATACTTTAGCCTTATCTAAAGAAATGTTAGGTTTAGTTAGAAACAAATATTCAACTATCCCTATCCCTGGAGCTGAAGTAACATTAAATGGTGGAGAATTAACAAGTCAAGCTGCTGCTGAAAAAAATGCTTTAGTTGAAAGATTAAGAATATATTTTGACGAAACTTCTCGTAGATCTTTACTTGAAAGAAAATCAAATGAATCTACCTTTGCCCAAGAAGAGTTAAATAAAGTTCCAATGACAATATTTGTAGGATAAAATGGCATTATACGGTGAAGCACGTGATATAAGTCTATTTAGACATGTAAATAGAGAATTGATGCACAACATCATTTCTCAACAATGTGTTTTGTACAAATATGATATTGAAGAAACTAAAGTAAATATTTACGGTGAATCTTCTACTGACAAATACTATCATCCCCCAATTTTATTATACTGCTTAATAGACATCCCAGACCA